TATAAGGAACTTCTCAAGCTGCTGTCTTTGGGTACAGGTTCTAACACTACACGCACAGCTATTAGGGCCACGCTTGAGGAATACCGCAATAGGTTTACTCCTGCGGAACTTGCTACCATGAAAAGCGAGATCGCAGACGAGAAAACGCAAGGGCTCGCAAGCGCAAGCAGTGCTACCTATGAAGCAGACCCCAAGCTGGGCACAGTTACCAACGGTGCGCAGGCAATTGCGCAAGTCATAAAGACCGGCACCCCATTCCAACAAATGCTAGCCAAACGCATTCGTGGGTTTGTAAACAATGTCAAGATAGTGGTGGTGGAGAAAGGTGACCCGGTACCTGCGGATTTACAGTCTGGTCGCATTGCGGAGCAATGGGCAAATGCGCGTGGCATGTATGTGACTAAAAAGGGGACTGTTTATATCCGTGGCGCTAGTTTCGGCGACTCTCAAGGAATAAACAACGTAGCTATTCTGCATGAGCTACTACACGCAGCGACTTACCAAAAACTGAAGCTGGGCCAGTTGGCCCTAAAGCGTGGTTGGTCGTCAAAAAATGCGGTAACTCTGGCTACTCAAGACCTACAGCGCACTATGGATAGTGCTAAGAAACGATTTGATGAGTTGTCGGCGGCAGGTAAATTACCTAAGTACATCCAAGAGCTTGACAAGAACGCTAATGTATTCAGCAACTTGGACGAGTTTCTTGCGTACGGCATGAGCGATGATGCAATGCAGACGTTTTTGCTTGGTGCTAAAGGATACGAAGACAACGCAAACTTTTTCAGTCGGTTTGTTAATTCCATCCGCAGCTTCTTCGGCATGGAAGTTGATTCTGTAAATGCGCTATCTGATTTGGTTCTGGTAACTGACAAACTTTTATCGGCCCGCAAATCTCCGACCATGCGTTTTGTAGAAGCTGCGGATAAAGCTGCAGTAGAGCAAAAAGAACTGGCATTGCCATCATTGGTTGGTGAAAGTAAAGAAGAAAAGACAACCCGCGAAAACACTGTACGTACCCAGAAAGAAATTGACGAGGCCGTGGCTGAGGCAAAGTTTAAGTTTGAGAAATCTGCCAAGGGGCAAAAGGCAGCTAAAGGTGTGTCGCTGCTGCAAATGGCTACGGACCCAAGCAAGGTTATTCCAGCGATGCGGAATTTGTGGAAACGTGCTACGTCACTCCAACGCAACCTGCTTGTAAAACTTCCACCAACTAGCTTCTTGGTTGACTTTGCTGGCAATGCTATACCGGAGCTTAAAAATACGTACAAGCTGCTGCAACAAATGGGAGGCATGACTGAGCAACTGTTGAACGCTGCGGGTGAACTGACTAACGAAGTACAACGAGCATTCCAAGCGGACGAAACTTTGCGGGGCAAGTTGGACGAACTAACGTCTGTAGCTACGTTAGCAAAAGTAGACCCCGGAAAAATTGATACCGCCGAGCGCAGCGATGCGCTGGACAAGGCGTGGAAAGACTTGGGGCCAGAAGGTCAGCGCGTGTACACGCGCATCCGCGACCATTTTGATTCGCTATCCAAGTATCTGTCCAAGCTGCTAGACGATCAAGTCAACTCGCTGAGCATTGGCGCGGAAGCCAAAACCAACTTGATGAAGGAGATCAGGGCTACCTTTGAAAAGGGCAGTCGGATTAGCCCGTACTTTGCGTTGGTGCGAGAAGGTGATTTCTGGCTGTCTATGGGCTCTGGTGATACGCGCACGTTCTTTATGGCTGAAACGGCGGCGGAGCGAGACAGGGTGGCCCGAGAGTTTGCTGCGGAGAAGATCAAACGCAAAGACGGGGAGTCAGAAGCGGCGTTTAACAAACGTGTTAACGACAAGCTGGATGAACTTGAGAAAGACGGCGAGTTTGAAATGGGGGATGACATTTCGTCCCTGCGTAAGAAGCCGTATTCCCAAGGCCAGAGCAAAATGCTCACCGATGTGTTTGACGCCATCGACAGCACAAACTTCACCGACCCGGAAGCTGCCGGGCTTTTGAAAGACGCTGTTTACCAGACGTTTCTGGAGACCATGCCCGACCAGAGTTTCCGTCAGCAGTTTATCCATCGTGAGGGTGTTGCTGGCTTCCGTGTTGATGTGTTGCAAAACACGGCGCATATATCTGCGCGTATGGCTACGCAGCTTGCCCGAATCAAATACTCTCCCCTGCTCCGCAATTCGTTGTCGGCAGCAAAAGACTCTATCCGGGGTCGCCCGGCATATGACGCATTTGTAGCCGAGATGGCAGACCGAGTGGACTCTGCTCTTGCACCTAGGGAAAAATCGGTAGCCTCAAGTGTGGCTGGTGGGCTCAACAAGGCGGCGTTCATCTACTACCTTAGCGGTGCATCCTCCGCGCTGCTGCAACCTCTGAGCCTCTTTCAGACTGGTATGCCGGTGTTGGCTCGTTACGGTGTTTTCAAAGCCGGTCGTGAGATGTCCCGTATGCTCAAGGTGTGGTCGCAGTTTGGTGTGTACAAAACCAATGCCGACGGGTCTAAGTCTTGGGTTGCCCCGTCGATACTAAACGCTAAAGATACAACCCCGCTAGAGCGCAAAGCGTACCGGGCAGCAGCAGAGCTAGGTCTATTCTCCTCCACACAGGCTTCCTCTGTGTTTGAGTACAAGGCTACGCCGACTGAAGAACTTAGAGGCCCCAAAGAGAAGTTTGCTAGGGGTACTGTGGATGCCTTAGTGCTTGGGGGGCTGATGAACTCATCAGAGCGTATGTCCCGCGAGGCTATGTTCATGACCTCGTTTAGGCTCAACATGGAGCAGCACGGAAACTTTACCCGTGCAGTTAGCCGAGCAACATACGATACCAACGAAGCCTTAGGCGACTACAGCGAGGCTAGTCGCCCTGCGTTCATGAAAGCCCCGCTGGGCAAAGTGTTGACTCAGTTCATGATGTATCCCCTGCACGTAACGATGTTCTTGGCTAAGAACTTCAAGGAGATGATCAAGCCTATGGATGGCCGATCCCGTGCAGAGGCCAGCTACAAGTTCTTTGGGACTTTGGGTACTACGTATATTTTGGCAGGAGCTACTGGCTTGCCTATGTTCAGCGCCGCTATGGGCATACTAGGTGCGGCGTGGGAAGAGTTAAAGGATGACGACTGGGACGAGTCTATGCGGTCGATGGGGTTTGAAGCATGGTTTACTACTGTTTGGCTACATGACCAGCTAGGCGCTACTGAGATTGGCGGTGTTTCGCTGTCAGACTTGTTGTTGCGCGGCCCCGCCAATGCGTTCACTGGGATAGACATTGCTAGCCGCACCAGCATGAACAACCTCTGGACCCGCGAGAGCAAAGAGCAAAAAACCATACGCGAGAGTGCTACAGCTATGGCGCTGGAGAAAGCTGGCCCCGCAGCCAACATGATCTTGTCTGTGGCTGATGGTGTTGACGCTGCTACGCAAGGGGACTACGCTAAGGCGGTCAAGAAATGGGCACCTGCTGGGTTCCGCAACTTCGTCAATGCACATGAGCTTTACACAGAAGGCGCAAAAGACAACAAGGGCGCACAACTGATATCCGAGGACAAGTTCACCACGGGTGTTTTAATAGCGCAGACAATAGGCTTTAGGTCTGACCTTCTTGCGGATACGCAATCTACAGCATTCAGAGTAATCGGGGCTCAACAGAAGATATTTAACGAGCAGACCAGACTTCTTGACAACTTAGACCGGGAGTTCCGAAACGGAAATGATGTTAGGTACGGCAAGCAGCTAGACAAGATAGCCGACTTCAACGGGCGTTACCCCAGCTTTGCAATTGGCACGGATCAAATAATTAACTCGCTTGAGTCACGTATGGAGCGCCGGGGCACTGCGTATATGGGCGTTGTGCCAACTGAGAAGAACTTTATGCTGTTGGATTCCCTTAGGCACGTTGGTCAGAGAGTGTCAGACGCCCCGAGCAAAAACACACAGCCATAAAAAACCCCCGGTGAAGACCGGGGGTAAGACGGGATTACCGTCAAGGAGAGGCACTAGCAAAGAAGCTAGTGTACATCAAACTCTCCAGATGCGCAACCCCTTTATGCCATCTTCGATCACTACTTTGATGACGACATCCATCTTCAGTCGTTCAGCTACAGTCAGTACAGATTTCTTGGCTGCTCGGTGGTCAATGCAGGGTACAAAGAACGAACACCCTTTGTGAAACTTTGACCACTTAATTTGATACGAGACTGTCTCGATTTTCATTTGCCAGCAATACGTCTACTTGAAGAAACTCAGAGTTGGATGTATTAAACTTGAGCACGCGCACTGCAGGGGAGTCAACCTTCATGCCTTTAGCCATACGCTTGTTTGTGGCTTCCATGAACACCTCGTTCTTAGTCAGGTTGGCTAACAGGCTCTTGTAGTTCACCTGCCGCTCTACGCAGAAGTCCTTAAACTTCTTGGCAGAAATGTACAGGTGCTTGGTATCCGGCTCAAAGCGTACTAGCAACTCCCCTCGGGGCTCTAGGCTCGGCATGGAAACCAAGTTACTTCGGGCATCTACTTCTCCGTTGACCACCAACGTATTGAGGATATGCGCGTTGATAAACTCGCCGAGTGCAGATGCTGGGTTGGACACCGGGGGCTTAACATCGTGGCGCATCTCAGACAACATGCCCTTGAGCCATGCGTACACAGCGGCCATATCGTAGTCGTGCAGGCCAAGGTTCCTTGCAATCAAACCACCAGCAATGTTGCACGCTGCCTGCGCTGACCAATACCGCTCTCGGCTAGTGAACTGCACTTCCTTGTCAATGCGGGCTTGAACCTTCTTGACTAGCTCCTTGGCCTCCTCCAAGTTATTCACCAGCCAGCTAATGTAAATCTCCCCTGCATGGCCGTAGTTCTCATTGAGTTGATGGTCGAACATCTCCTTGCCCCGAGCCACACCAATAATATCGTTAGGCTCAATTTTGTACTCCATCAAGCGCACGGACTCGCCATCGGGAGTGTTCTTGAGTGTGGACAGCTTCTCGTGGAAGCTAGCATTGGACGATGCCAAAGTCATGTTCTTCCATGAGGTGTTGTTCAGACGCAGTGCATTAGCCGAGCCGGTCATGCGGTTCTTGCCTCGACCATGACTGATGCCATACGCCATATCCGAGAAGTCTCTTGAAGACATGTTGGTGATCTCGTCAACTGTGTTGGGCAAGTTGTTCATAACCCCAAGCTGCTGCATCTTTGCGTTGAACGTATCCTTCTCAATTGCCATCAACTCCTTGGGTTGGCCGTACACACTGTTGCACATACGCAAGATGGTGGACTTGCCCGAACCGGCAAACTCGTAGATCACGTTGAGGATTGCCCCGTCCAAACCAGTGAACGGCATGAGAGGTGAGCCAAATGCCGTGAGTGCTGCAAATGCGTGCGGCTCCATACCGGGCCGAGCGTATAGATTAAACACTTCCTTCCACTTGTCAAATGTGCCCTTGGGGTGAATCTTGTCGGCAAAAAATTCTGTGGCTGTTGTCGGCGGGCTGTAGAACACCCCGTCCTTAGTGATCTCTCTGTCCCCCATGATGAACTTGCTGTCACCCTCTACCCATCCAAATTGTGTTCTCATAATGTCTGCTTTCGTTGAATACTGTAAGTTCTTAATGAACGTAATCACATACACGGCCAAGTGTTCATACTGCTTGTGGTGCGCCATTACCCCCTGTTGAGCTAGCGCCTTACGCAACTCATCCTTCGATGAGATAGCTGCGGTGGGTATCGCAAACTCTCTAATGCTATCGTGCGGTAAGTGCAGGCGAAACAAAATGACTTCTCCTGCCTCGGGGTCTTTCATGCGCTTCACCACATACAAGTCGTGCTCATAGACCATCTCCGGGTCTGCTTCATCTTCTATCGGCTTCCTGTAAACACCACCATTCTTACCCCGAAAAAATGGGAATGGGTACTCAGGTATGGTTACAGTCTTCGCTCCTTTCTCGGTCTCTACGGTTACTTCATTGTCGGCGTCATTAGCCTCCTCTATCTCAACGCCAAGCACGATGGGGGACTTGATCTTCCCCTTGTGCTGACAGTCGGTGCACCCTGATGGGTTTAACTTTTCAAACGTGGTGCAGCGGTGTGGACCCCCGTGCTTTACGATCTGCTCTACCTTGCGCTCTACCTCGTCAGGGTCGTAGCCCGGATGGTTACTCGATAGCTTGTGTGCTGCCTTGTCCTTGTCGATGCAAAATGCGGCGATGGATAATGCCGACCTCCACAACGGCTCGTCTATATCTGCTTGGTTCTCAAAGCAATGGAGCAACTGTGCACAGCCGACTCCGTTTGCTGACTTCAGCATGATGGTCTTGAACCGCTTGATCTTGTTGCCCAGCAATGCTTCCATCATTGGGCTCATGGCACGGGGGATAAAGTCAGGTTTCTCTTCCTTGGGTTCTGCTGCTCCTAGTAGTTCTTTTAGTTTTGCATAAGGTATGCGAGCACTGCGCTCGTTAAGCACAGTGACAGGTTGGGGGTCGGACTGCTTAAAGTTAAAAGTACCGGGTATGCGGAGGATGCGCGATGCCTCAAACACCGACGAGTCCACTATGAAGCCTTGCTCTGTACAAAGCTCTCGGAGTCGTTCGGCGAGTGGCTCCCACTCTGCGCGGGAGACTGTCTCAGCAAGCAGCCAGTAGGCATGAATCCCGTAGCCAGAACTCACCAAGATGGGTCGAGGTAGGCTAACAGCTACACAAAACTTCTGGAACTCGCTAAGCCCTGTTGCTTGGTCGATGTAGCCCTTGATAACGCCCTTCTCATCTGGTGCTGCCTTCGTGGGGCCGCAGTCAATGTCCATCCATAGCGCACGAAAGTACGTGGCGTTGGCGTGCGTGCGATTGTTCAGGGGTCCGTACTTGGCGCAACCAAAATACGTATCTACACCGTTGGCTACAAACCGCTCGGCTATCGCGTTAAGCTCTTCCCTAGTATCTACAAACTTCTGATCTGGGTACCGTCCAATCCCCATCACGCAGTACCGCCCTTCTGTAGGCAGTACAGCGTCAAGTAGGTCAAAGTCAGGCATGGTGTTTGCGGTTTTTGAGTGCGTGCAGGTACTTGCCAATTTTGTCAGAGTGACTAGCGCTGGGAGTCACTGACCCCCAGAACCAGTTGTAGACGGTGGCCCGACTTACGCCAAGCCTATCCGCTACGTCTTTGACAGATATACCAAGTGCAATGCAACGACTGCCCAGATACACGCCAATCGAGCCATCGTCTGCATTGGTGTTTGCGTCAACTAGCCGCTGGCTGTATCCGTAGCTCATAGGTTACTCCTCGTCACTCCATGCGGCGAGCACAGAACCTAAGTCACGCTTGGCCGTAGGCGCGGGGGGCTCAACCTTTTTGCTTTCGCGCTTGGTGGGCTCGGCGACCTCCTCGGTTTCAGCAACGCGCTCCCGACCTTTGCTAGCAGCGTGCGCCAGTTCAGCGTTTACTTTGGGGCTAGTGCCGGTCACTTTGTCTCGCACCATATTTGGTGCCCCCAACTTAGCAAACCCGTCTGTCCGCGCTTGAAACGAAGTCATGGTAATCATCTTATGCACCTCGGGGGTGTCGCCAACCTTGGTAATCACATCGTATTGGTGGCGCTTGATGTGCTCCACAGCAGAAAACAGAATCGACTGGTTGTCGTTGTTTTCGTTGAAGCTCAGCTTGGTGATGTACCAGTCAAGGCTCTTGCCGTTGTTGCCCAGATACTTGACATAGCCCTCAAACATATGGGCAGTGGGGGTTGGGCTGTCACCAAACAAAGACTTGGATGCCAAGTTCATCTGATAGACCGAGCCCTCAAGCGCGGTGTCAAAGTCGTCTTCAAGCAGCACGGCGATGCGGCGGGTGTAGCGGCAAGCCTTAGAGTTGCCTTGGCCTGAGCCCTTGATGTTCTGAGGGCAGGAGTCGCAGCGGTCAGCTTGTCTATTCTCAGACCCAACGTCGGGGACGTTGCCATCGTTGGAGAAGCAATCGGGGGATACCGGCTTAGCATCAGGAGTCCACTGCGATGCGTAAAAGACGCGCCCAACTTTGGGGGACGAGTTGACAATGATGACGTTCAGGTCACCTTTGATTTTGCCCATCTCCTTGCCGCCGACTTCCTTGCGGAAGATGCCGTTCTTGGGCACGATGCGCTTGATGCCCGTATTGCCCATGAGGGACTTGGTAAGCTCGCTGACCCCGCTAGATTGCAGGAAGTCGGGGAGGTCTTGGTCGATAACTGTAATGTTGCTCATTTGGTTTCTTTCGTTAGTTTCATTTTGCTTTACGGACTACCACGGTGTACTCACTCTCGACATTCAGACCCATAGGCAGAAGGTCAGGATTCTCAACAAGAAATTCCTTCATGTTTGTCTGATGAAGTCGTTTCTCTAACAGGCCAAATGCACCTTGCTCTCTAATAAAGGTGTACATCGAATCCCAATCGTTCGTCCAGTACCGTGACTTAACCGAGCGAATGATTGTGCCGTATGGGGTCTTGATGCTACTTGCGTTCAACTCTTTACATGCGTCAAGCATGTTGGTTTCCAGCAGGTCCATCTGCTCTTGCAGAACAGAGTCATTCGTAGCGAACTCCGTTTTTAGCACAGCCCGAGCGTCACGAATCTTGAGGTAGACGTTAGCTAGCGCGGCCAAGTTTGGGGGGCTCTTATCCTCTGAAATTTCTTCAGTCATCTAATACTCCTAATGGTTGGTGGGAATGTAGGCTACCTGCCTACGGAACTGACTATAACACAAGATTGTACATTGTCAAACGATTTATAAAGAAATTTCTTGATGGTACAGATCAATGATTTTTTGGTGGTTGCCTATGTTGTTGCGCAGGAGAGAGTAGACCTTGGCTTCTACCGGGCTCCCTGATATGTGCACGATGGTCATGTTGTTTTTCTGGCCGGGGCGGTCAATGCGTGCATTGGCTTGCAGGTATGTCTCTACGCTGGTGCAGGGAGCGTACCAGATGATAGTGTCGGCGGCGGTTAGGGTTAACCCGTGCGCTGCGGCTTGCGGCTGAATGATGAGCAACTTGATGGTTGGCTGCTCTTGAAAGCTCTTAACGATGTCACTACGTTGGTTGAGGCTGACAGCACCGTTGATGACCGCGCA